GGTATTTTCTCCTGAAAAGCATATCTCGGAGGCGGGCGCCATGGTGAAGCTACGAGACATATCAACGATAGCCGTATCTGAAAGTACCCACAATTTTGAAGTGTTCAGTGGACTTGAAGGAGTTTCCGACACCGTCGCAAACCTAAAGTCCGAAAATGTAGAGATCAACGTTTTAGGGCACAATCCTGGGTCCCTAAATATACTTATTGATGCGTCTCCTCACTTTAGAGACGAGAAAGCACTATCCGATTGCTTCGGGCCTCAGATGGGTGGGGTAGTGTACGACTCATATGATAGGATGGTTATGAAGAATGGCAGGATTGAAAATTATCCTGATACTGAAATACCCACTTTGGATGTTACACCTCTAAATGTAGATAGATCGCTGACTCCAAAACAGAAAGAGAATCGAAACAAATGTAAAAAGTTATTTGATCATTTGTTATTAGAAATCCAGCGCGGTAAAATTACTGCTGGCTGCGTAGATGATTATTTCGCATTTATGCATGCCGCTTACTGCGTACTATCAAAGGTATATTTGCCAAGGTTTAAGTATAAACATTTTGAAATCTCCAGTCGGCTGGTGACGATTCATGAGTGTAACAATAACACCAAGCCATCATTATTTTGGTCAAATAGAGATGATGAATCTCATGATTATATGACCATTATTCAAATGATGGTTCAAGTATTTTCAAACGCCATGACAAAATATGCGACATCACATCTAATCAATGAATACCATAACGATTTGGACTCCCCGACGTCAGATATCTTGACTAAGGTGGTAGACGAGTTGAAAGATATAGATATTGAACCAGCCACTTATGCTACTATAGTATATTTATGGCTAACGGGAGAGGACGAGATCGAAGATCTTGATGTTTTGGCCGTAATATTTGATGAATGCAGAAGTGATGGCTTCGTAGACAACTTATTAGTAAGGATGCTACCTCCATGCGAAGGAGCTAGTTTAACTAGTGAAGCCATCGATACTGGATTGCTTTATACGAGAAATGACGGATATATGGTTTACACCGCCTCTATGGTTGAGGAGGATGTGAATAAAATGGAATATGATAGAAGGTACGGGCTACCTTTAATGGAATTCCGTGCCACGAATTCGCTGGTCACACTTCGTGTGGATTATACCACCAAGACTAACAAGCAGATGAAAGTACAACTAATGATCAATAAATTTCCAAAGTTTGAGTTGATGAATACGGACATCTTCTCTTCACAATATTTGATGCTTGGTAAAAATATTGTGATTGATATGATAAAGATGACTGGACATATGCTACGTGGCAATGTCCAAAGTGCAAACCTAGACACGCAAAGAAAGTTATCGAATCTCGTATCTAGTTCCCACCCATGGATTACGAGATTAGTCGCTAATAGGGCGCGGGATGACGTGCATATTAGATTTGCAAGTCATATGATTACCGACTTGGACAATCTAACCAAAAGAGAGCATCCAAAAACAATCTTCGTGGAATCACTGAAGATGTTGGATCATTTTGGTAAAAGTGAAAGATATGAATTGTTGGTGTACCTGAGTGCAGCTGACTTTTGATACGTCTACGAGTCAAGTACCCCCGCTGGATGTGTTAGTGCGTACGGCTGGCCGGGCCGTGTGGAGAATGATTGAT